GCTCCAATTATTAGCCACTGGGGTACTTCTGTAATCATGGATGGTCGCTTTGATGATGATAAGTCATTAAACTTCACATATGGTCAAACAGTTCCAACCCAATTGGCTCCTCTTGCTGGTACAACAGCGACTGGAACAACTTCTGGTTCATCTGTAAACGTCACACTAGCTGCATCCAACACAAACATTGTGCCTGGTATGTATGTAACTGACGCTGGTACAGCAGTTCCAAGAGGTACATTCGTAGTGTCTGTAACATCTGGTACAGCAATTGTTCTTAACAACGCTGTGTCACTTGCTTCAACAGCACTAACATTCTCAGGTGCTTCAACTAAAGCACTCTTGTCAATCCGTATCTCCCCATCTATTGACAACGGTGTTCCTGCAGCATTTGGTGCTCGTGAAATTATTAACCGTACTCAGCTACAGTTAAGAGCACTTGGTGTATCCCTCTTGTCCACAACAACAGGTAACGTTCTTGTACAAGCATTCTTGAACGGTACTCCATTCAATCCATTATCAGCAAGTAACTTGTTATGGACTGATGCAATTAGAGGACAAAGATTTACTCCAAACTCAACTTTTGCTCAGATTGCTGATTACTCAACAATCGCTGCAACAGGTAGCCCTGTAGTACTACAAGGTGGTGAAGTAACAGGAGGTTTCTTAACAAACGCAACAACTACATTGAACTTGTCAGATGTTCGTGATTTAGGAAACTCAATCCTTGGTGGTGGAGGCCCTTATGTAAATAACGGTGTCTACCCAGACGGCCCTGATACTTTAACAATTGTTGTAACTAACATTTCAACAACTGCCCAACAAGTAGTAGGACGCTTAACCTGGACAGAAGCTCAAGCATAACCCTTCGATAAGTCAAGCCGTACCCCATCAGATAACTGGTGGGGTACACTTGTTTTATGAACCTTGTACAAAGAGCCGTTCAATACGGTGGAGAACTAGCACCGTTAGTTATATCTAAAGGCCTTACATCAGGCACAGGTTTAATGAACCCATCTATCTTTATTGATAATGATGGAGATATTCTAGTCAATCTAAGGCACGTTAACTACACCCTTTACCATGCTGAAAATAAACAATTGTTTTCTTCTAGGTGGGGCCCACTTTCATATTTACATCCAGAAAAAGATTTAAGATTAGTTACTACTAACTACTTATGTCGTCTTGATAAGAACTTAAAAATGACAGACTATGCCAAAGTAGATACTTCTGCTCTAGACGTACCTCCTATATGGGAATTTGTAGGAGAAGAAGATTGCCGTTTAGTTCAATGGGATAACGACTACTACTTAATAGGAGTTAGAAGAGATACGACAACTAATGGCGAAGGTCGTATGGAACTATCTAAGATTGAAATAGATAAGGCAAATTGGAATGTTAAAGAAGTATCAAGATTACGTATCCCAACCCCTGGAGATAATTCTTCTTATTGTGAAAAGAATTGGGTTCCTATATTAGATAAGCCCTATCATTTTATTAAATGGTGTTCTCCAGTAGAAGTAGTTAGGGCTCACCCAACAGAGCCTAAATGTGACCAAGTATCTTTTAGACAGAACTTAACTCCCCCATCAGACCAACGTGGTAGTTCTCAATTAATACGTTGGGGAAATATGTATATATCTATCCATCACGAAGTTATATTGTTTAAAAATTACTTAGGACAAAAAGATGGTCTATACTTTCATAGATTGGCAGTTTGGGATGACCAATTAAATCTGGTAGGGTTATCTCCTAACAAGTTTACATTTCTTGATGGCCGCGTAGAATTCTGCGTGGGTATAGCAGAGTTTCAAGGCGATTTACTAATAAGTTTTGGATTCCAAGATAATGCTGCATTTGTTCTAAGAACCCCTAGAGGCGTAGTGGAAGACATGATTATGGAGGCTTTGACTTATGAGTTCAATTGAAGAGTTAGTTAAGTCTGCTGCTCATGATATGTATAACCCAGCACTTAATTTTGAAATTGCTAAAAAATATGATGAATTAAGCCAAACTGCTTCTGCTGTTTCTTTTTATTTAAGAACTGCAGAGTACGGGTATGAATCACATCCATTACTTGCTTATAGTGCATTATTAAGAATGTCAGTATGTTTTGATGACCAAAAAGATAGAGCTCACACTGTAAGTAATTGCATACTTCAAGCTATTTCTCATATACCTAACAGACCAGAAGGATATTTCTTTTTATCTAGATTTCATGAAAGAGCTGGTCAATGGCAAGAAGCCTATACTTTTGCTCAAGTAGGATTAACGTTTTCTAAATTAGAATTAGAACCTTTACCTATGAATACTGATTACCACGGAGAATATGTTTTACTATTTGAAAAAGCAGTGTCTGCTTGGTGGATAGGTCGCAAAGACGAATCAGCAGAAATATTTAAACAACTAGATGTTATGGATATATCTCCTGACTATAAAGCATCGGTTCAGAGTAACTTAGCGAGGATTAATGTTGCTGTTTGATATTGGAGCTAATAGAGGAGACGCTACTTTAGCGGGATTAAAAAAAGGCTATGAAGTAATAGCATTAGAGCCTGCTCCTAGGGTCTATGCAGAACTAGTAAAACAATTTATTTATCACCCATTAATAACTCCTCTTAGGTTTGCTGTGTCTGATACTAATGATGATTTAGTTGAGTTTTATGAATGTGTAGAAGATGGATTGTCTACTCTTAATAAAGACTGGTTAACTAGTTCAGAGCTACCTTATGCTGGTAAAGAATTTAGAACTATAAAAGTATCTACTATTACATTAGATAGATTAGTTGAAACTTATGGAAAACCTGATTTAATAAAAATAGATGTAGAAGGCGCTGAATGGGCTGTGTTTAAAGGAATGACTCAACATCATGGAAACCTTTGTTTTGAATGGACTAAAGAGACAGTTCCTGACCACGTTAACCAATTAAAATATTTACAAGGATTAGGTTACACAGAATGGGCACCACAATTTATTGTTAATCATTTAGATGAACCTACTATTAACTACATTTCTTTAGATAAAGCAGAAGAATTGCCTAAATGGATTGAGGAAAACGCACCTATTTGGGAAGCTGGATTGTGGCAAGAAGCAGGTCTTAGACCTACTGCAGATGTTGGGATGATTTGGGTTAGATAGAAGGCAATTAAAAGATAAACTAGTTTAATGCGTGCACATAAACCAGGCGGCCGTTTTGATGCCGATTTTGAGACCGATAGCATCCTTATTGGTTTTAATGAAGATTATCAACGTCCTATAGGTACACAAGCGCTTTGGTATGTATACGACCCCGCAGTATCGACCGTAGACCCAATTTATGACACAGCTGGAACTGACCCAGGTGTAGGGCGTTATTGGAAAGGCCCATACACTCTTCCTGTATTAAGAGCAGTTATTACTCAAGGCCCAGTGCCAAACTCAGAACGAGGCTTCTACGGTGGAGATTATTTGCACTTAACATTGCACGGAGAAGATTTAAATACTATTGCACCAGGTGTTCTTGGTAATCCTGATGTGCAAAATAGAGGTAGAATTATATGGCAGGGACAAGTCTACAGACCGTATAAGGTTCAACAAAAGGGAATTGTTGCCGAACGGTTTACTCTTGTTGTAGTTGACTGTATTCAAATTATGCCTGAAGAAGCAGTTAACGATACTCAATTTTTGGCTTACGCATCTGCTAATGACGGTTATGATGCAGGAGCTTACAACGAAGATACGTATGGAGATGAATAGTGCCACTTATTAAACCAGTTGTTGGTGCTTCTAATTGGGGCACAACTCTTAATACAGCTTTAGATTATTTAGACGCAAAACTTGGTACACAAGGAATCCAAGGCAGACAGGGTACACAAGGCGTACAAGGACGTCAAGGTACACAAGGTTTGCAAGGTGGTGGATTTAATCAATCACAAGGTACTCAAGGTATTCAAGGCAATCATGGTGCGCAAGGCGCACAAGGAACTTTAGGTATTCAAGGTAATCGTGGTGTACAAGGAATACAAGGAATTCAAGGACAACGTGGTACGCAAGGTACTCAAGGCACACTTGGTATTCAAGGAAATCAAGGCGTACAGGGTGTACAAGGTAACCAAGGTTCTAACGCAACTATGCAAGGTGTGCCTCAAGGCACACTTGGTATTCAAGGAAATCAAGGCGTACAGGGTGTACAAGGTAACCAAGGTTCTAACGCAACTATGCAAGGTGTGCAAGGTGTACAAGGACGACAAGGTACGCAAGGCGTTCAAAGTGCAAGAGGGTTTCAAGGTTTTCAAGGAACTACTGGTACTCAAGGTTTACAAGGTCCTCGTGGAAATCAAGGTGTTCAAGGTCTACAGGGACAAACTGGTTCACAAGGTTTAGGTAATCAAGGTACACAAGGATTACTTGGAAGCCAAGGTGCTCAAGGAACAATTGGTTTACAAGGAACTACAGGAGCTCAAGGTACACAAGGAACTACAGGTATACAAGGATTAGTTGGTACACAAGGCTTACTTGGTACACAAGGTTCAACAGGTTCTCAGGGTACAAACGTACTAAGCAACAATCAATTAAATATACTTAATAGTACAGCTCCAGTTGCAAACATTGCTGGAGGAATTCTGTACGTAGAAAGCGGAGTTCTGAAATACAGAGGCTCTTCTGGAACTGTTTCCACAATAGCTCCAGCATAGGAAGGAAAAAATGACTTTATTTCATGATTCTTTTACAGTTGCAACAAGTGCAACTTTAATTGTTGAAGTCCCATTAAAAAATCCAACTGTATTAGTAACAATAGTTAATGATGATAATAACCCTATTTATATAGGAGACTCTGCTGTTGCTACAAGTGGTGCTGATAAAGGGTTAACGGTATCTAAAAATACAGCTTATAATATTGCATTAAATGCTGGAGATAAACTTTATGCAGTTTCTGCTGCAGGCACAGCATCTAATTCTGTGTCTGTTTTGTATTCTAAAGTAATTGGGTAAGGAGTAATAAATGAAAAAAGCAAAAGGAACTAAAAAGGTTCAAAAAGTAATGCACGAATATAAAACGGGTACGTTAAAGTCTGGTAAAAAAGGACCTGGTAAAGGAGCTAAAGTTACCTCTCGTCAACAGGCTGTTGCAATCGCTATGAGCGAAGCAGGAATGGCTAAGAAGAAGAAATAATGCCTAAAAAAATTTATAAAACAAAGAAAACAGTGGTTTCTGCGGGAAAGAACTCCAAAGAAAATCTAGAGACTAACCTAGAACAAATTAAACGTTCTACTGGCGCAACCCCTAGAAGAAGGAAGGGCGCTATAATAAGAAAACCAATAGCGTCTATTAGAAGCAAGGCTAAGGGTATAAATGCCAAAAAAAGATAAACCTGTTTGGGAAAAGAAAGACCCAACTGGTAAAGATAAAAAACTATCGCCAAAGCGGAAAGCATCTGCTAAGGCCCGAGCAAAAGCAGCAGGCCGCCCATATCCTAATTTAATTGATAATATGGCAGCCGCTAGAAAGAAGAAGAAATAATGTGCGCA